GCCGTATAAACCTCTCCAAGTTGAGAAGCCGCATGACCATCTAGCGTCAACGGAATATTCGATGTTTTTAGTATCGAAGTCTACGTTTCGGTCTAATTCAGGTCGTTGTCTCCAGAACCAGTTAAGTGGGTTCATTTTGGAATCGACGATAAAGAAGGCAGTATCAGAACCACCACCAGCAGCACCGATAAAGTCCCAAACAACGACATTTAATCGTCCTTTGTATGGGTTTACGTCGTTGTTGGCTGTTCCGACTCGTCCATCAGTATTAAGAAGGATATATGCTTCCTTCTCTAATGCTGGAGGAACAATCATTTTGTCAGGTCTGATAAGCATTAGTTGACCCCTGTCGTCAAGGGTTGTTCTCATATCAATTAGAATTGCTTCTAATGAATCTTCTGCTAAATCAGATGTGGTTTGGTTGCCTTGAACCGTACCACCATCTGAACGAGGGTGAGAATCAGAGAAAAGTGCAACAGCGTCTCCGCCAGTTACAAATGCAGCTTTCCCGCCACCGCCTGATGTCCAACCATAGTTAAGAACATCAGCACCAGCCTGTTCAACTGAACGATTGGTTGCAGTTGCTAGTCCTTGTGCTCTTTTGTTTACTTCTCTATACTGGTCGTCAGCTATCATCTCTTTAGTGATAGATGTTTTGAGGGCGTATGTCTTATGAGTATAAGTAGAATCATACCCTTGATATACGGTGTCCTCTGCCATCGTTCCGCCTTCAGTCTTCTCGGTCAAAGTTCCAAGACCACTAATACCCGTGTCTTTTTCAAGGTTTTTACTTGAAGTAGAAACATTGAAAACCTGGTCGTATTTGTAGTCCAGTTCTTTGTCAGCGTCGGAATATACTTTCCTAAACGCTGGGTCAAGAAGGTCAGCGAAATTGGCTCGTGTTAATGGAGTTGACATTTCGTTTTTCCTTTAGTTAATTATTATTCTGTGTAGTTAGATACAAAGTATGTTCCAACTGGGGTGTAGAGTCCGATAGAGGTGTCTGAGTCATAGATTCCGCCAAGATAACCTTGTGGGTTATATTTCAAACAAAGTAATTGATTTGCTGAACTTGAGGGGGCTTCAGAGTCAACGTTAGTGTCAACTTGCTGTATGCCAGTTGTGCCAGTGATAGCGTGAAGTTCTCCCTGGTCTCCAATTGCGAATGTCTCGGTATCGTTGTCGTTGTCCATCAGGAATTTTGTTCCTGGAAGGGCAAGGATAACTTCTACTGTCTTGGTTCCGTCTCCTGTTACTGTTTCGTTAGCGACTCCTAAAAGAAGTTCATCAGCAGCAGCAACATCGACTAAACCAGCGGTATCAATTGAAAGCCAGTCACCTTTAGTGACGACTTCACTTGATTTAACAACGAATCGTTCCATTGGAACTGTTCCGCCGTCTAGTCTTCCTACGTATTTTGCTCCGTACATTTCTTTAATCTCCTTTAATTATCCTCAGTAATCTTATCTATTTGCATAGGTTTTCATTACGAGATTGTTATTTTTGCTTCTTCTTGCTGTTTTTTACCATCAAGATATTGTTCATCTGTAAGTCCCATATTTTTAGCTATGGTTCTTTCCAGTTCGGTTAGTGCTCTACCAGCAGGTTTTCCTTCTGATGGCTGACTGCCAGACTGAGCATTCTCTTTTTGATAGACTTTCTTCATTCCTTCCAACTCCTTGTCTTCCGAAACGATGCCGAAAGCTTTTTTAAGAGTTTTCTCAAAGTCTACCGTTCCGTTCTTTTTTTGTTCCAGTGCCGCTAGGGTTCCAAAAGTTACTTCTAGTTCTTCGGCAATTTTGGGGTTAGTTTCAATTTCTGGATGTTCTTTTACTAAAGCGTCGTAAGTTTCCTTATCTTTCGCTTTCCGTTCGTCTTCTCCCCTTTTAAGAACGGGGTTTTGTCCAAGCTCCTCTCTGACGACTTGACGCATCAAACCCAATATTTGAGTCTTATCATCTTGGTCGTAATCACCGTCATAGAGTTTATCGGCAAAGGCTTTTTTCATGTCTGGGTCAGCTTGAATAACTTTGGAAATTACTTCCATTTCTTGTTCTTTAGCTGTTAGGTCTTTTTTGAGCCTTTGTCCTTCTTGGCTTGAATTAAGGTACGCATCCTCAACCATCTGGATGTATTCGTCGGCATTTTGTGCCTTAAACTGGTTGAATCTTCCTTGATACCCTTCGTCTCCTTCGGTTTTCTCCGCTGGGGCTTCTTCAGCTGGTTCCGAAACTTGATTTTCCTTTGGTTGAATTTCTTCTTCCTTCGGTTCAAGATTTTTTTCTTCTTCCGCCATGTTTTCCTTTCTCGTTCTTGTTTAGCAACAACGAGTTTAAGTTAATAAAAAAGAGGCATAATACTGCTGGGGGACAGCGAGGGAACCCCAGCAGAACCATACCTCTTTCGTTAGAGTGTACTAAATGTTCTTAAAGTCTTTCTTTTCTATTTTTAACGAACTTTGTCCCGAATAATGAAATGTAATGCTTCCATTGTCTGACCTGTCTAGGTCTTGTTGATTTTTTATAATCCAAGTGACTATCTTAGAGCATCTTGGACTAAGTGTCATCAACTCTACATTACTTATTTTAACACATTCTTTTTCCATTGTCAAATTATTTATTTTTAGTTCTTTTTGGAAGACTTTTTACTTTAACTCCTCGCAGTCTTTCCTTAGCTTCTTTTTTAGAAAATCCTTTAACCTTCTTCTTTCCCGAAGCCACCATTCCAAAAAATCCTGCCTGTTTCTTGCTTTTAGCTTTTGGCATCTTTTTTCTCCTTCTTTTTCTTTTCTACATCTTTATAAATTCTTCTAAGTTCTGATTTTATTCTTTCATTCTGTAAGAGTTGACCCTTACTGGAAAAGAACTCTTGGTCGAAATTGGAAACAGCTATTTGTTGTAACAAATTAGACGAGTCGTTGTCTAAAAGTTTCTTAAAAATTAACCAATATGGAGAGTCCATAAAATCATGTAGTCTCTCTTTTTCTTCTGCATTTAGCACTTTTTCTGTGACTTTCATTTTACTCCTGTCTTTGTGGGCTGTTAGGCATTATATCTACTGGGTTTATGTTTGGACTTGGAAGTTGCGAGTTCATGTCTGGTGATTGTTGACCAATCCCCATTGCGGCTCCTTCTCCTTGGATGTGACTTTCCAGTATTTGTTGAATTACTTCGTCTACTTGAGCAAACTCGGCAGATTGAGCATAGTTGATGTGAACCGAGGTGTGGTCTTCGGTTGCTCCCTTGGTTGGCGGTATTGGATAACCAGCCGTGATGACATCGTTTTCCTGTTGAGCGAGGAACATCATGTCTTCTTTTTCTAATGTTTCTTTCATCCAGGCTCTTGGGTCTATGTCATTCACCTTTGAAAGTAATTTACCAAGCTTCTTCCCGTCAATCTCATTCATTAAAAGCGGGTTAGAGGTTATTCGGTCAACCATTTCTGTTACTTTAGACTGATAAACTGGTTTAGAAACAACATAACTGGAGTCTACTTCTACCGTAATATCGTAGTCAAGTTCGAGGAAAGTCATCATCTTATCATCAAGGGTAAAGGAATAGGTTCCTTCTTTTTCTTCCATGACTAGAGAACCGTTTTCGTCTAGTTTGTATTGTTTGCCATTAACTGATATTTCTCGGTATTTTTCTTTAACATCATCTTTTCCTGTAATCTTCTCAAACTTGGGAATTGAGTAAAAGAATTTTATGTTTTCAAGTCTTAACTCACCGAATCGTACTAGTGCATCCATCTCGTTCCAAATATTTTGGGCATTGATTCGTTTCATCGTTGCTTCTTTAAGGATTGAGGCTTCTGTTGCCGTTCCACCCATATTAACGCCAGTAACCCTATCGTCTACGCCAGTTGTTCGGCGAATATCTTCGACTATAATCTCTTCTTCTTTATAACTAGATAATGGTATATTAGTTGGATTTATCTCTTGGACAACTTGATTGATTGCCCTACCATTAGTATTGACAGGAATTATTCCATGTGGTCTAGTAATTAAATCCATGTCGTCAAGTTCTATCATATCATCAATGAAGAACATCTTAGAAATACCCATCTTACTGGTGTCCATTCTAAGGTTAGCGTTG